GTTGCTGATATTGATCTGCGGGAAGTTTTCCAGAGGCACGCTCAGCATCGGCAATCACCTTGGCATCCTTGTAAGCGGTGCTGGGGTCGCCAAACTGGCCTGCGCGAGAACGGAGAGCATCAATCTCGGCCTGCGTCTTCTGCTGCTCCATAGCCAAGCCGCGACCCATCGTCCTAGCCTCTGGAGACAGCTTGTTAAACTGAGCGTCTTGAACATCGCGCAGCTTGCGCATGAAGTCTGGGTCGTCTGGAGAAATGGGCTTCTGGTTAGCCAAGTAGTCGGCGTAGGAGGCGGCCTCTCCCTTGGTCTTTTCCGCCTTCTGTTGCTTAGCGGATTCAGCAAGATAGGTGTTGAGCTGGAGGGTGCCGGGAACGCCGAGCGTGTCCACCATCGTCCTGATAGCTTCCTTGTCCACCTTGCCGTCTTTTAGGTAGCCTTGGAACGCGGCGGGATTGGCCTCTACGGTTGCAATGAAGGAGTTGGCAGCGGCTTCCTTCTTCTTGTCCTCCTCCTTCTTGGCGTAGTAGGTATTGATTGCCCCGCCAGCGGCTTGACCAAGCGCAGCAATGCCCTGAGCAATCGACTGACTGCCAGCAATGGCCCCCTGCATATAGGGGGTGTAGTTGATTGCGCCGAGACTAGCGTTGATGCCTGTTCCGAAGCGTGCCATGTTAGGAGTAGAGATAGTTGTTAATACGGGAGTCCATCCACTTACGGATCAGGTTCTTGATGCGCGGCTTGTTCTTGAGCCACGCAGCAAAGCCCTCGCCATGCTTGAAGTAGAGCTTCTTGAACCAAGACGGCGACTTCATTACGAGCCACTCGCGGAACATCATCCAGCGCGGGTTGGTTTCGCCGTACACCTCGCGGGCTACCCAGCAATACTTACCAATGGCAGCACCACCAATCGCTCCCAAGCCTTGCATCAATCCACCCATAATAGCCCCCTGTGCTCCAACGCGAGCACCGTAGGTAGCAGCCTGATAGTTGCCAAGGTTGGCGTTCTGCTGAAGGGCGAGGTTGACACCAGCGTTCGGATCAAACACCTGACCACCCATGCTCTGCATCATGCCCGTAGCCAAGCCCTGCTGGTTCTGGCCCACGCCCAGCGCACCGGACGGACGACCAAGGACAACACTCATGGGGTCAAAGGCTGCGCCGTAAAGGCCAACCAACTGGCTCTGGAAGGCACGGTTAGCAGCCATCTCACCCTGTTGCGCCTGACCCAGCATACCAAGGTTAGCGATGTTCTGCTGCTGTTGAGCCGCTTGGAACGCACGGTTTTGCAGCCCCATATTGGTAAGCTGCTCAGCGTTAAACAGCCCCACTTGATTCTGCGCGGCTTGGTTAGCCAGAGCAGCACGCATAGCCACGTCCTGATTGGACAGTCTTCCCTGATTGGCGGCACCAGCCCCGAATTGCGCCGCAGCATTCTGGGCCTCAATGTTAGCCAGAGCCATCTGCTGTTGAGCCTGCTGGTTGGCAGCAGCCTGCTGGAGAAACGCCTGCTGGTTAGCCAGCGTAGCCTGATTCGCAGCACCCGCACCAAACTGAGCCGCCTCCTGAGCGGCTTGCATATTAGCCAAGCCAAACTGGTTAGCCGCCGACTGATTGGAAAGTCCGTACTGACCAAGCAACGCCTGATTGGCCATATTGGCCTGCATCTGCGCTTGCTGGTTAGCGAGGGCGAATTGTGAAGCCTGCTGGGCGTTGAACTGTCCCGCCTGCATCCCGGCCTGCTGATTGGCTAGGGCAAAACGAGCCTGCTGTTCGGCGTTAGCCATAGCCGCAGCGTTCTGCGCGGATGCACCAAACTGCGCTGCCTGATTGCCAGCAGCCATGTTAGCCAACCCAGTCTGGGAAAGGATGCCCTGATTAGCCAAGGCGAACTGCGCTGCGCGATCAGCATTCGCCATTGCAGCGGCGTTCTGGGCCGTAGCACCGAATTGACCAGCTTGGTTGAGCGCAGCCATATTGGCCGAAGCGGCAGACATCTGGGCCTGCTGATTCGCCATAGCAAACTGAGCGGCTTGCTGAGCATTAGCCATCGCGGCAGCGTTTTGAGCACTAGCCCCAAACTGTCCCGCCTGATTCGTAGCAGCCTGATTAGCCAGCGACATCTGAGCAGCAACGCCCTGATTGGACTGCGCGGCCTGCAACATCGCGGCCTGATTAGCCTGCTGGAGACCCAAGTCCTGACCGTACACACCCGTAGCAAATCCACGCGAAGCACCAAGGTCAGCAAGGTAAGCCTGATTGAGGGCAGATGCCTGCTGGATGTCCTGAGCCTGACGCTCACGCACGGCACCCGCACGGGACATGGCTTCAGCGGCGATTGCCTGATTGCTCATGTCCAAGCCACGGGCAGTAAATGCCTCACGGGTAGCCTGCTGAGCGTTGCGAAGCTCCTCTGGGCTAAGTTGGCCCGTAGACGTAGCCATCTGAGCCGCACGCTGGCGGAAGGTCTCAGAGGCAGACGTGGGTGCAGCCTGCAAAGCCTGCTGGTAGAGCGACTGACCAAGCTGACCCTGCTGAACCTGTTGCGCGGCAATGTCAGCCACGTTCGCCGCCATAGCAGCGTTGTAGCCCTGAGCAGCAACTTGAGGCGCGGCACCAAGCATAGCCGCCTGCATCTGTGCAGCCTGATAGCCCTGCTGCTGCACGGTAGGAGCAGCCCCAAGGGTGGGAGCGGCAGCACGTTCAGCTTGGAATCCCTGCTGCTGCACCATCGGCACAGCCCCAGCAGATACAGCCTGCATGGTGGGCGCACCACCCAAGAGAGCAGCCTGAGCCTGCGGAGCAGCACCAGCCATCGTTGCCTGACCCTGAGCCGCTTGAAAGCCCTGCAAGGATACAGGTTGAGCAGCCGCCTGTTGCGCAGCCGTACCAGTAGTGGCCTGATAGCCTTGGAGGTCTACTTGCGGACCTTGGTCAATCGTATTGGCCGTAGCCTGCGCTACGCCGACATCGCCAAGTCGCTGTGCTCCGGTGATTGCGTTTTGCAGCCCACCGTAAAAGTCAGTCTTGCCACCCATGCCCCGCGCAGCCTCAAGCTGGGCGAACATCTGGGGATTGGCCTGCATAAGCGCAGAGAGGTAGCCTCCGCTCTGGCTCTGAAGGGCGCGGATGTCTGCATCGCGCTGGAGACGGTCAGCCGTTTCCTGAGTCTTAACAAGCTGTGGCGTAACCTGATTGAGAATGTCAATGACACCAGCCTGTCCGTCTACGCCGCGAAGATATTGCTCCTGCTCTTGAAGGTTGAGCTTCGTATACTGCGGACGGAACTGCTGCTCTGCGCCCAGCAGCTTCTCCTGCAACGCCGGATCGGCCATTGCGTTGATGTAATCCAACGATGCTTTGCCGGGATCAACGGGAGCCGGGGCGGGAGGCGGGGCAGATATGGATGTTTTCATTTACGCAAGTCGCTCGAATGTAGACGCATTGTACCATCGAAACCGATTAGTGCCGTCCTTGTTGCGCCGCCACCCAATGTAGGGCAACTGGTAGGGAGCTTGGTTCAAGAACCACTTGAGGCAGTTCTTTCCTACCGCGCAATGGACATACCAACAATCGGGGTTTTCGGGATGCCAACAATCATCCCCCTTCGCTATCTCAATGGGCTTAGCCATGAGGAACCTGTCCTCAAAACTAAGCACCACTCCGTTGGTTAGATACCAAGTAAGCTGTTCCTCAAAGTTGAGGCCGCGTTCCACGAACATTTTCTTGGCCTCATAAATAGGCTTCATTAACTAGCTTCTGTCACAGAACGGAACGCCTGAGAAGCCTCAAGTTTCACCATACGCAGCTTGGGTCGGCCCTTGGTGGGAACAAACTTCATCTGCATCCCGTAGGCGCGGATGTTGCCAATACGGCCACGGACAGAGCTATCCTCTGCAATAGGAAGGTCTTCCCCCAAGCTCTGGGCTAGGGTGTACATCTCTGCCTCCTTGTCGATGTTCTCCGAAATCATCGTAATCTCGGCATCGCTAGGCTCCTGATCGGAGGATTCGACGTGAACCTCGTAAGCATTGAAGCTCTTGCGGCCAACGTCCGCAAACGTGTACTGACGGGTAACCACCTCCGACTCAATGGGGTAGGGCGTAGAGGCTGCACCGGGACGGGTGTAGATGTAGTCGAAAGCGTCAGGGCGTTCGTCAATAACGTGTACGCCACCAAAACTGTTAACGGCGTATAGCTTGTTCACCCCGCCCGCTCCGCTGACAATCAGATTGGCAATGTTCCAGCCGCTCTGGTCAATCAGGTCCATGCTCTCCCAACCTTGATTCAGCAGGTTGTAGATCAGGATAGCGTTGTTGGTCGTGCTGCCGTCAATCGGTACTGCAATCCAATAGCGATTGTCGTGGTAGACGGCTACGGCGTTGTGCGCGTAGTCTGGGTTAATCCGCTTGATGAGGGGATTGATGGGGTCAGACAATGGCAGTCCTGCGCCGCGAAGGTTGTACAGGTCTTGAAACTGCGTAGCATAGATGCCGTTGTCCGAAAGGAAGAAGATCTTGTCGCCAATGGTAACGACACTCTTTTGCGCTACCAGTCCTGCCTCACGGGTGATTTCCTTGAGCGCGATGTCGTTCAGCGAGCCGCTCAGCCCCATCATCAGGTGGATGGAGTTGCGGTTGAAGATGACGGCGTTATCCTCAGTAAACGGGTGAACATACTGAAGATAGTCGGCTACCCCGGCAGTTACCTTTAGCTGGTTGAGGATGCGGTCGTAGGTGTCCGAGTCAAAGATGTCGGACAAAAGAATCTCATCGCGCACATTACGGCTCGTAATCGTCTCGCTGCCGCTACTGCCAGAGGTCGTGTAGTAGTAGGGGACAATCAGACGACGCTGGTGGTACACTCCCCACGGGGGCGCGGGCATATGCGTGAAGCCAAGCTGGGAGGGCTGTCTCTTGGCGTACACCACCGTAGTGGCTGCGCTATCGGAAATCTCTGCGTAGAACGTAAAGCTACCAGTTCCCGGCACGGTGGCTACAACGTAGGGCGTTCCCTCGCTTAGTTCGGTAGTGCCGTTGTTTACAACGAAAATCAAGCTGCCAATGCTCAAGCCGTGAGACGCTGCGGTGACGGTGACTACGCCATCCGTGATGCTTGTGTTATTCGATGCATCCAAATAGGTGCTTGCCGCGTAGTCTCCATTAGCCACCTTCGTGAACGCTGGGGAGCCAGAGAAGCTGCCGTTCCATTGCAGAGCCGTAGCTCCGTCGCGGAAGATAAACACCTTGTTGAAGGCTTGCAGCATATTCACCGACGACGTGAGCGTAATCCCCGTGGGGTACGCAATCGTGGTGGTAGCCTTCGTCGTCATGTTGATGGCAACGGCGTTCTCGTACAGGGCTAGGATGATGTACTCCTGACTATCGCTCGCAGGGTCAGAGAATAGGCAGGAGCCAAATGCGCCGTTGAGGGCGGTAGTGCCAACGATAGCTCCACCAGCCTTGGACGCACCAGTAACTGAATAAGTCTCGCTGCCTGTAGCTCCAGCAATGGTGTAGGTGAAGGTATTGAGGCCCGTAACCGTGACGGTCTTGTTGCCGTTGGGGTCTACGGTGCCGGGGCCAACATCCACAATGGCTACAACGTAGGACGACGAGAAGCCGTGGTTGCTGGAGGTCGTAATCGTGACGGTGGTGCCAGAACGGGTGGCCGAGCTAATCGTCACTTGGGGCCACAGGTAGAACGGCAGGGCAAGAGCCTCGTTCACCGACCCAATCGTGGGGCCAAACGTATCTACGCCGGGGCGCACTTGCCACGTCCCATCAACGTTCATGCGTCCGTTTACGGACATAGCAAGCTCGCCAGCCTTCAGTTGGTCGGGGCGTAGCCGATTTTCCTCTCTT